AGAAATATTTGAAGTAATTGATGAATCGGTATCATCAATCATTTTTTGATATTTACTATATTTAAATCTTGCACCATATTTATTAAGTTCCTCTGAATTTGCATAAGATGTGATATTGTTCAAAACCTTTGTTTTAATGGCATCACTATTTGAAGCAGAATTTGAGTCATAATACACATTTGATTCAAGTTCTATGTAAATATATTTAAGATCTAAAATTTCTGGAACAATTCCCGCAACTGCATACTTTCTTAAATTTACTTTAATATTATCTTTTATCCCATTTGATAAATATGATCCATAGTAAGGTTTAATTGTAATAAAAACTTTTCCATATTGTGGAGGATCCAATTCTTCCCCACCAAAAGCACTTACAGATTCTACATCTGAATATATTTTTGGTATTAAAACTTCATAATCAGATGCAGTTACTGCTCGGTTTTGAGTTGAATAAAGTCTTGGTGCAAAATTACGAATAGAGTTTATAGACTCTATGGCAGATCCACCCGTAGAGGATATATCAGTTGTAATTAAAGATATTGTCTGATTTACTTGTCTATTTTGATTGTCAATAAGAATTCCTGAAAAATTGAAATTTGATATACCATTTCCCAATTCTCCATTTGTAATTAGATATGAAACTTCAATATAATTACCATCTTCTAACTTTTTACCAAAAACTCCATCACCAAAAATAAGTTCATATCTTTCATCCTCAATTTCTTGAATGAAAAATACCTTTGATGATGAGGTTACATCTAATATACTTGAAGCATTAACATATCTTTGAGAACTTGTACTAGATTGTGAATCTCTGACAAATACTTTAATTGTAGATGTATCAATACCACGATTTTCAAGAATAAATCTTTGATTTTTTGTATTTAGATCAACTGTAAAATTATTTGTTACATAAGACCCTTCTCTGATCTCAATTGAATTAAAAGACCCAATTCCATCAGCAATTGGTATAGTTACATCATCAAGTAAAGAAAATACAAAACTAGTTTTACCGAAAGTTGAAGAGTTACAAACTACTCCACTTTTTAATGTGAGAGTTTGTAATGTGGGATCAGATACTTCTACAAAAAAACTTATATTTGCTTTTGCAGATCTTTTTGAATATGGAACATATCCAATATTTCTTGCCAAAGAAACTACATTTTCTCTAAGAGTTGCACTATCAATAAAAACTTCATTACTCACCATATTTGCATTATATGATGCAATATATGTGTTATACGCTAATACATCAATTAATACCGATAGATTAGAACCTTCAAAGTCATAATCAGTGAAATTTGAGTTTGCTCTCAAATAATCCTGAATAGATGTTTTGATTTGATCAAAATCTAAATTTGTAAAATTAACTAGTGCCATTTATCTTACTGATTGTAGTGCAAATGAAAGTTCTTGAGGTAATACATCTATTCCGATTATATAATATTTTATAGTTACATTATATTCATTATTATCATAATTTGGAGATACATCTACACTAATAAGATCGACTCTTGGTTCATAATTTTCAATCGTAGTTTTAATTTCATCTTGTATAGTAGATGATGAAATATCATCAATATTATCAAAAAGACTTTTTGATATATTTGATCCTAAAGTTTGATTGAAAAATTTTTCTCCAGGAATGGTAAAAATTAAATTGCGAATTGAACGAGCAATTGCAGTTTCATTTTTAATCGCAATTAAATCATAATTTAATGGGTTTACCTGTAAAGATAAACTAATGTCTTTAAACTCTTTACTTACTCTCTCTACAGGCATTCAAAATCTTTGAATTCTATCTTATTTATTCACTTAAAATTGAACTTGAATCACAATTACAATTGCAGTTGTGATTGCATTTTTCATTATCGTGATTGATTTCACGAAGAACTTTTTTATCTAAAGAATTATTGTAATCTGTAATTAATTCTTCTGTACCCCACATTAACCTCATATATTCAATATTACGATCACTTGATCTACTCATTACTTTCTCCTGTTTCTTTTGAATAACTATTTAATCTTTCTTTTGAAGTTTTCCAAAAATATTCATCCTCATTCCCCATTCCAAGTTGATCGTATTGATTTTCTACTTGGTAATATTTAGTAGAAACTTTAAAATCAGGATCTTTTGGATTTTTTGGTGTAAGACTATTATCATAAATTCTTATTCTATTATTTGGATATAATGCAAATTGTCCATTTTCAAGTTCGATTAGGTTGTGAGATTTATGTTCTGAAGGATTTTCACTTGTTGCATAATCAATACTATCAGGATCTTGGTGATAATTATCCAGAGTACATATATAAGTACCTTTTATAGTATCAAAATCTCTAGTATATAACTCATAGTCCATAGATCCAATAAATTTTTTATCGATTGCAACAACACCATAATCCATACAGTTCCAAAATTGTAAATTTGGAAGGTTCAGATCTGGATCAGGGAGTATCGGGCGAGACACAAATGCACTGATTGGAAGTTTATCATACATCGCAGCATATTCAGGAAGATATGTTTCAAAATAAAATGCTCTTCCTGGTATTGATTTTGCACTTACCCATACTCCTCTTTCAAATTCACCATAACCACTTTGATGGTCAGTGAGATATTCTTTTCTTATCCATACTTCATTAGAAGGTAGATTGCAAATTAAGCAAGACACTTGGGGGTTTTTAGTTTACTTTATTTTATTTATTCAAGAGTAACGAGCGAAACGCAAATCGCGAATACTCATAATACTTATAAAACTCATAATACTTATAAAACTCATAATACTCATAATACTTATAAAACTCATAATACTTATAAAACTCATAATACTCATAAAACTTATAAAACTCATAATACTCATAATACTCATAATACTCATAATACTCATAATACTCATAATACTCATAATACTCATAATACTCATAAAACTTATAAAGATTTTATTGCATAAAAAAATACACTCAGAAAAACTCTGAGTGTATAAAACACAGAAGACTTGAGAAAAATTATTTACCCTGTCCTCTATATGGTTTTCTTGCCTTATTTCTACTGGTTGCAGAATATTTGGTATTCTTCCCTTGTCCCTGTCGAGTATTTTTGGGGTGGGATTCCACAAATACTGTACCAATTAGTGATTTTTTGATTGCCATTCAATTTCCTCCAGTTCAATTAATGTAGGGTCAATATCTTCTCCATTATAATACTTTTCAGAGAAGTCTTGAAGAATATCTAAACATTCTTCATACGATAGATCTTGATATATGGTTCTACCATTATATCGAATATTCATCTTAAATTACACGAGTTTTTTCATGTCCCACACGAATACGAGGATCACACCAAATCTCATAACCTTCTTCTTTTGCATCAAGACAGAATGATACATCTTCACCACACATATCTTGAACTGCACCAGATTCAAAGACTTGCATTTTTGGTGCAAACCAAGGATACTCTAAATTTTCAAATACTCCGTTTTTAATCATAACCCATCCAAATCCAGTATAATCAACTGTAAATGGCTTACGACGTTTACTAATACTATCAAGAGTTTCGTGATTCATCACACCACCATTAGAACGGAAATCATCTTCCTCTAACCAATGAGCTACTGAAGTTGTACGACCATCTTCAGTACAATACCATCCTGCAACAATTTCTTTTTCTTTTCCTTCTTCATTCATTGCAAGATCACATAGTTGCCAAAACTTCTCAGTATTAAAAACAATATCACTATCAATCCATAGTTGATAATCATATTCAAGTTTTCCATCCCATGGTAATTGTTTTGGTCCTCGTAGTACATTTGCACCAAGACATTTGCATCGTGCAAAATTTACCATTGAACTATAATCTTGAGAAATTTGAATACTCATTCCATTTTGAACAAGATCAAAACACATTTGTACGAAATTCTTCAGAAATGTATAAGAACATCCGCGACCAGGTAAGCAAAATACAATGCTCTTACCTCGCATACGTTCTTTAATTCCCTGATAATCCCATTCAACTTCTTCTTTATTTTTTACTGGTGCCTTTGCTTTAACTGTAAATCCTTTTGCCATAAAAATACTTTAAAACTCAACTCAATTTTACTCGATTATTTATTGATTGTCAATATGAAGAATTTAATACATTGTCTTTACTAATTATTAATTCCTCATAACTTAAATCATTCTCATTATACTCTGTTTTCATAATACCTACCATATTCTTTAAAGTGTTCCAAGTATACTTAAACTCTTCCTCTCTTAAAGAATGATAGATACACTTATTCTTTGCATATATGTGATATATTTTTTCCATATTAAAACCTTATACAATTAAAAATTTTTGGGCGAATTTTTTTTTCATATACTCTTATTTTATAACCGAATTATATATGAAGACAATTAAAATGCCAAGAGGTACTCCAATAATTTTAAAAAATGTCCCAGGATACCTTATTATCCATCCCGCAAATATTACTCTCCAAAAATTCCAATAAGGTTCTCTTCTTCTCATTATTATAAAAAAAGTATACTGCTAAAAAAATTTACCAAAAAAAAATTTTTATATTCTTAATATCACTCTCTCGTTTTGTCACCTCTGTAGGTTAGGGAAGTTACCCTTTTTATATACGGGGGGGGGCCCTTATGAACCCTTATG